GACACCACATTTTCATAGCCCATCCATTCAATTATTTGGAAGGGGGTAGGGGGGAAAACCTGTGAGTGGAGAATTTTTCGTAACCCACCATGCTAAATTTTGTATATTTTTTAAAAAAGAGGGGGTTTGTATAGGGTGACCTATTTAAACGAGTTTAGAGGCTTTATTAGCCCTCTAGGCTACATGGGTATTCCCTAGTCTTAGAAAACAGCGTAGAGAGCGTTTAAAGACCTTCTAGGGCCATTGTTATGTCGCTCGCTTGGGGCTCGCGTACAGAGTAGGTAAACCTACGACAGTTAAGAAAGAAAGAAAAGTAACATAAAAGAAAGAAAGAATTATATTTAATACAATACATTAACAAGAATACCTTAAGTATTCTTGTATATAATTATATAATATAATATAATTTATTTTAACATAAAACATCTTTACTTGTCAATGGTTTATGCATAAACCTTGACATGTCAATAGTATTTCTGTTATACTATAGGTATAGGCTGTCGAAATAACTTTCTCCAGCAACTGATTGCCCCATAGGGCAAACATGTAAATAATTTCTTGTTTAAGGAAACATCTCTTGTCTAAAAAAGATAGAAGCATCTCTGCTTCAACAAACTTACATTGGTCTGAAAAACAACGTATGGAAGCTGTAAATAGCTATCTTTTGTTAGGTAACCTTGCCCTGACGGGGCGTCTATTAGGTATTCCAGAAGTAACTCTTCGTGTCTGGAAAGCAACAACTTGGTGGAAAGATGCTGTTGAGGAAATAAAACATTCCGAAAAGATTCAACTTTCTGCTAGGATTAAGAAACTGGTTGATGCCAGTTTAACAGTTGTAGAAGATAGATTGGCTAATGGTGATTTTCAATATGACCAGAAAAGTGGTACAACTGTTCGTAAGCCAGTCAACATGAAAGATGCTCACAAGGTTGCAATTGACTTAGCTAACAAACAAGAACAAATTGAAAAGTCAGAACGTCCTGAACAAACTGAAGAACATGTTGAAGATAAGCTTTTGAAACTTGCTGAGAAGTTTGCTGACATGGCTACAAAGAAAATAGAACAAAATATTGACGCCCAACGAACCATAGACGTTGAGGATGTAGAAATAAAATTAGGAGACTAAGATGCCGTATATGACCAATGGAAAGCGTGACTACAAAAAGGAGTACGCAAAGTATGCAGGTAAACCAGCAGCTATTAAAGCTAGGTCTGAACGGACCACCTTGCGACGTGAAGCTAATGCAAAGGGAATTACTCACAAAGGCGATGGAAAAGACCTCGATCACATACAACCATTATCGAAGGGTGGAGCAAATAAACTCAGCAATACTCGGGTTGTATCCGAACATCAGAACCGAAGCTTTAGCCGCAATGCGGATGGTACTCTTAAACGAAATGATGGAAAACCCAAACGTAAGCGATAATTACAAATGACTAATTTCATTAAAGGAAAATATATGGTATGAAATTAGATGCCAATGTGATTGCGGGTCTGGTAGGCTCGGTACTAGGGAATAGGTTTGATGGGCGTAGTGCCACTCCCGAATTCCATAAAGAATGTTGGGAACTTTGTACAAGTACAGAAAAATTTGTCGCTATAGCGGCACCGCGTGGTCACGCCAAATCAACAGCAGTTACTCTAGGTTATGGACTTTCTACTCTTCTGTTTCGTGAACGAAAATTCATGTTACTTGTTTCGGATACTGAATCCCAAGCGTCCTTGTTCTTAGGTACGTTTAAACAAGAATTGCAAGATAACAATGAATTGATTGACTTGTTCCGCATTAAACGAAGTGAGAATGGTCAAGTTAAATTTGTTAAAGACTCTGAAACAGATATTATAGTTGAGTGTGAGGATGGACATAAATTCCGAATCATTGCCAAAGGAGCGGAACAGAAGCTACGTGGATTGATTTGGGATGGAAGCCGTCCTGACATCATTATGTGTGATGATATGGAAAACGATGAACTTGTAATGAACAAGGAACGTCGTGAAAAGATGCGTAGATGGTTTAAAGGAGCTTTGCTTCCTTGTCGTGCAGACCAAGGTGTTGTACGAATTGTTGGAACCATCTTGCACAATGACAGTTTACTGGAACGTTTGATGCCAAACGAGTCAGATAGGACCACAGAGAAGGTCGGGTTAAAGACTTATTCTACCCGTAAAGGTATGTGGAAAGCTGTTAAATATCGTGCTCACAATGATGATTTTACACAACTTCTGTGGCCCTCTAAAAAGAGTGCAGCAGAATTTAAAATGCTTTATGAAGAAGCTGTAAAAGATGGTACAACCGATATTTACAGTCAAGAATACTTGAATGTTCCTCTAGACGAGTCTGTTGCGTTCTTTAAAAAAGGTGACTTTTTAGCCACTACTGAAGAAGATCGCAAAACAAAGATGAATCACTATATAACCGCTGACTTGGCTATCTCTGAATCAGAAAGAGCCGATTACTCAGTGTTTATTTTAGCTGGAGTTGATGAAAACAAAGTCATTCACATTAAAGACATTATCCGAGAACGTATGGATGGTCGTGAAATTGTAGATACTTTATTGCAACTACAAACAATTTATGATCCAGAAGCTGTTGGTATTGAGGAAATGCAAGTTTCCAAAGCCATTGGACCTTTCCTACGAGAGGAAATGGTTAAAACTAATACTTACTTGTCTCTTGTACCATTAAAACATGGTGGTAAGGATAAAACAACTAGATCACGTTCCATTCAAGCTCGTATGAGAGCACATGGAGTAAAGTTTAATAAGGACGCGGACTGGTATCCGACCTTTGAGAATGAATGTTTAACTTTTCCTCGTGGTAAGCACGATGACCAAGTAGATGCTTTTGCATATTTGGGTCTAATGCTTGATAAACTCATAGAGGCACCTACTAAAGAAGAAATAGATGAACTCGAATACCTCGATGAACTCAGGAGCACCGGCTCAGACATTACAGGGCAATCAAGCATCACAGGCTATTGATCCTTCTATGATGGCTTCAGAACCTCAAGGACTGCCTGGTGGACTAGGAGATCATCCTGCTCCAGAAACATCACCTGAGCCCTCTAAGGTGGCTTTACGGGCCTTGATTGAAGATAAGAACATTGCTGAAAAGCTAGATAAAGAAAAACTACATAAGATTGGTTCAGATGCTTATGAAGGTTATACTCTAGATAAACAATCTCGTGCTGAGTGGGAGAAGTGTCTAGATGAATGGACTAAGTTGGCTACACAACATAGGGAGAATAAAACATTCCCTTGGGCTAATGCTTCTAATGTTAAGTATCCTCTGCTGACTACAGCAGCTATGCAGTTTGGTGCTCGTGCCTATCCTAGTCTTCTACCTTCTGATGGTAAAGTGGTTAAATCTATTGTCATTGGTAAAGACGTAGATGGTACTAAATACGAACAGGCTGATCGTGTGTCTACTTATATGTCATACCAACTCCTTCATGAAATGACAGGATGGGAAGAGGGTATGGATAAGATGCTCATCATGCTTCCTGTTGTGGGAACAATGTTTAAGAAAACCTATTGGGATTCTACAAAGAAAGTAATTGCTTCTGACTTGGTTTATCCAAAGAATTTGGTAGTTAACTATTGGGCTAAATCTCTTAAGGATGCTGAACGAGTTTCTCAAGTAATTGAGATGAGTCCTAGGATTCTTAAAGAACGGCAAATGTCTGGTGTGTTTTTGGATGTAGATTTGGGTAGTGCTACTACTCCAATGGAAAAACCAAATGCTCCAGCCAACGATGAAACAACCCCATTTACTATAATTGAACAGCATACTTATTTGGATTTGGATAATGATGATTATCCAGAACCTTATATTGTAACGTTTCATCTAGAATCTTCTAAGGTGTTGCGTATTACTGCTCGTTTTGATGATAATACTATGTTCTTTAGTGATGAAGGTAAGTTACAAAAGATTGAACCAATTGAATATTTTACTAAATTTGGTTTTATTCCGAATCCCGATGGAAGCTTTTATGACCTCGGATTTGGAGTCTTACTCGGACCTATTAATGAGTCCGTTAACACGCTTATCAACCAACTTATCGACTCAGGAACACTTAATAACTTGCAGTCTGGATTCCTTGGAAAAGGTCTTAAGATGCGTATGGGAGAAACCAAGTTTACTCCCGGTGAGTGGAAAGCAGTAAACTCCACAGGAGATGATCTAAAGAAACAGATTGTTCCTTTGCCTTCTAAAGAACCTAGCACAGTTTTATTTCAACTCATGGGTAGTTTGATTACTTCTGGAAAAGAATTGGCCTCCATCGCAGAGATTTTTGTAGGTAAAATGCCAGGACAGAATACTCCTGCCACTACAACGATGGCGACTGTTGAGCAGGGAATGAAAGTATTCACTGCTGTATATAAACGTATTTATCGTAGCTTGGCTGAAGAGTTTGCTAAACTATTTAGTCTCAACGCTACTTACCTTAACCCAAATACTTATCAAAAAGTATTGGGTATTACTATTGGACCAGAAGATTTTTCTGAAAAGCAGTATAAGATTTGTCCGGGTGCAGACCCAACAGCAGTATCTCAAACAGAGAAACTACTTAAGGCACAAGGTCTACAAGAACTCTTGCCATTGGGTCTACTTGATCCAGTTAAAGTTGGTTTGCGTATTTTGGAAGCTCAAGAGCAACCTAACTATCAAGACCTACTTAATCCTCAAGTTGCACAAACAGGTCAGCTTCCTCAACAACCGAATCCAAAGGTTCTTGAAAGTCAAGCTAAGGTTGAAGCTATGCAAAAAGCTTCTCAAATTAAACAAAGTGAGGCTATGTTTAAAGCCGAATTGGCATCCCATAGTCAACAAGTTAAAGATCATATGGCTGCACAAGCAGCCGATCAAGATATGCGTAGTAAGGCTATGCTTGCCAGTTTGCAAGAAGCAATACAAACACATACTGCTCATATGCAAGTAGCACAAGATCGTATGGTTGCCAATAATCAAATGGCACAACAGGAATCAGCACATAGGCAAAAGATTGTCCATACAGAACGTCAACACGTTCAAAAAGTATCGCATCAAGAGCGTATGGCTGCTGTTCAACGGCAACAGGCTGCCAAACAAAAGCCTTCTCCAAAAGGGAAATAAGTTAGATGAATCAAAGTGATTTACCAAAAAGTTATAGAAAAGGGCATGACCCTACTTTAGAACGAGAAAGGTTAAATAAAAACCAACGAAAATGGGTCGAAAAAAATAGAGAAAAGCAACGTGCTACTCATATTAAACGAACCTATGGAATTGATTGGGATGTTTATTTAGAACTTTTTTCTAAACAGCGAGGTGAATGTGGTATCTGTAAAATACTGCTTTCCACTCACATACAAGTAGATAATGACCATGAAGTAGCACATATAGATCATTGCCATATTACTGGTAAAATTAGAGGTCTCTTGTGTAATAAATGCAATTCAGCAATTGGATATTTTAATGAATCTCCTTTGCTTTGCAAATTAGGTGCTACATACTTAGAGGTAAATATATGACACATAGTGATTTTAAAGATTGGAAATCTCATCCAGTTACCAAAGCATTTTTCTCAGGCGTCAATAGAAACATTGAGGGGTTGAAAGATGAACTTAGTTATCAAGCCGGAGATTCTCTCCGTAATGATGCTATTAAAGTAGGTGCTATTCAAGCCCTACGAGATGTACTGGAAACAGATTGGTTTGAGGAAACACACGTATGATTACACCACTTCTACATCGTATCCTTGTTAAGCAACATAAGCTTGATGAGGTAGATCAAACACTGAAACGAGCTAAAGCTTCTGGTATTATTATTGCAGAGCATGAGGATACTAAACGAGCACAGGCCGGTGTGGATAAAGGAATTGTAGTTGCGATTGGCCCCACGGCTTATCGAGACTTTAACACAGAAGTACCAATTAAAGTTGGGGATACTGTGGCATTTGCCCGTTTTAGTGGCAAAACAATTACCGATCCAGAAGATGAAGAGGAATACGTCGCTTTGAATGACGAAGACCTTGTAGCTGTACTAACCGAGAATAAAAATGACTGATAATGTTAACGAAGCCCTAGAAGACAAACAAACTGAGAACATACAACCCACTGCTGTAGAACTACAAGCTTTGGATGCAGGGTGGGTTCCTAAAGATGAATTTAATGGTGAAGACCATAAATGGGTAGATGCTGGAGAATTCCTACGTCGCGGTGAACTCTTTAAGAAGATTGAAGACCAGTCCAAACAACTTAAAGATGTTAAATCTGCCCTAGCAGAAATGAAGAAACTTCATAGTCAAGTACGTGAAGTTGAATATAAGCGAGCATTGGATACAATCAAAGCTCAAAAGAAAGCTGCTCTTGAAGATGGTGATGCAGATGCTGTTATTGCAGCAGATGAGCGTATTGATCTTATCAAGGAACAACAGCGACAACTACAGTCTGAACCAGCAGACGTGCAAGACTCCGGCGCTGAACATCCAGAGTTTGTAGCTTGGACTGAACAAAATAGTTGGTATAAATCCTCTGCCCCCATGAAAGCATTTGCCGATGCCTTGGGTGCTGACCTAGCCCGTGCGGGTAACAGTCCGTCAGAGGTACTTCGGAAAGTGGCTACCGAAGTGCGTAAAGAATTTCCCAATCGTTTTAAGAATCAAAATCAAGAACGAGTGGGTAACGTAGAATCAGGACGAGGTTCTGGCACAGGTAGTGCTATGAAGTTTGTCCTAACAGATGACGAGCGTCAAGTGATGAATAAACTTGTGCGACAAAAAGTGTTGACCGAAAAGGAATACATTGAAAGCATTAAGAAAGTTCGAGGATAACATAATGGCTGAAAAAGAAGCAATTTCCAAGGCTCCAGCGAGCCGAGTTACACGTACCCCTGTAGGTAAGCGTAACATTCTCACGGTAAAGGGTAAAGACCCAAACTATGTATACCGAGTCGTGAACGATGTAGATGATCGTGTTGCGCAGTTTGTCGAAGGTGGGTATGAACTCGTCAATGACAACTCTACAGATGTAGGTGACAAACGTGTGTCCCAAGGGACTACGGTTGGAAGCAAAAAGATTTTTTCTGTTGGTCAAGGGACTAAGGGTTATCTCATGCGTATCAAACGTGAATGGTATGATGAGGATCAAGCAGCAAAACAAGGGTTTGTGAATCAACAAGAAGCCTCTATCAAAGAAAAAGCTCTTGATGGTAATTATGGTAAGCTCGAAGTAACACGCGACTAACCAATTCTGTTGCCATTAGGATTATACAAATTTGACTATTTGGAGAATTACTAATGTCAAGTGTAAATCGTCTTAACGGATTTCGTCCCGTTAAAACAATCACTGGTGCCCCTTATAATGGGCAAGGTGAAGTAGCATTTCTTCCCGCTTCGGATTCTTCCGTAGTAATGGTAGGTGATGCCGTTAAGTTGCTGGGTGATGCCCGTGCAGCTACAGGTGTTCCTACTGTTACTCGTGTATCCAGTGGTACTGATATTGCTTATGGTGTGGTTATAGGTATCCTGTTTACAGGTGTTGGTGATACTGTTAATACACCTCCTGTCAATGATCTTAATACTCCCGTTTATCGTCGTGCATCTACTGACCGTTATGTGTTGGTTTGTACTGATCCTAACGTGATTTATGAAGCTCAATATTTGACTCAAAGTGTGGCCTCTGCCACTATTACTGCTAACGTCGGACTTAATGGTTCATGGGACGTTACTGCTGGTTCTACGACTGCTGGTACTTCGGGTATGTCTATTGCTGCTCTTTCTGCAACAACTGCAACTCTGCCTCTTAAGGTTGTGGGTTTCCCCAACCGCCCGGACAATATTCCTGGCGACCAATACTTTTCCTACTATGTCAAACTGAACAATGCTCAGAATGGTACTGGTACTGGACAAGCTGGCGTTTAACATTTAAAGGAGATATAAATGTCCGTAATTAATAGTGGCTCATTTGCCAAGGCGCTTTGGCCTGGTGTCAATGCATGGTATGGCCGTGCCTATGACTCTTACCCCGAAGAGTATACAAGTTTGTTTGACAAGAGCACTTCTACGAAGGCTTTTGAAGAAGAAGTTGGTATTTCTTCGTTTGGTCTAGCTGTTCAGAAATCTGAAGGTGCTCCTATCTCTTATGATAGTGAACGTCAAGGTTTCATTACTCGTTACCAACACGCTGTATATGCGCTGGGTTTCATCATCACTCGTGAAATGATGGAAGATGATCAATATGACATTATCGGTAAACGTAAAGCAGAGGGTCTTGCCTTCTCTATGCGTCAAACCAAAGAAGTTATTGGTGCCAACGTGTATAACCGTGCTTTTAATAGCTCGTTTATTGGTGGTGATGGTGTAGCCCTCATTGCTAATAACCACCCCAATATTAAGGGTGGTACTTGGTCTAATCAAATTTCCACTGCATCCGATATTTCGGAAGCTTCTTTGGAACAAGCATGTATTGACATTGCTGGCTTCACTAACGATGCTGGTTTGCTTATTGCTGTTCGTCCTGAGACTTTGGTTATTCCTCGTCAGTTGATCTTTGAAGCCAAGCGTATTCTTGGTACAGATGGTCGGGTTGGTACTGATAACAACGATTTGAATGCTATCAAGACTCTTGGTTCTATTCCTAAAGTTGTGACTAATCACTTCTTGACTGATACTGATGCATGGTTCATTCGTACTAATGTTCAAAATGGTATGAAGTATATGGAGCGTCGTGCTGATCAATTCGACATGGATAATGACTGGGATACTGAGAACGCTAAGTTCAAGGCTACTGCTCGTTACTCTTTTGGCTGGACCGATCCTCGTGCTTTGTATGGCTCTGCTGGCGCCTAATTAACCAATGGGGATTAGTAATAGTCCCCTTTTTAAAGGAATAATATGGCTGTCAATTTTGTACAAGGTCAGGTAGCAGTATCTGATCCTAATCCGGGTGGTCCTTCCGCTACAAGTAATATTAAAGATATTGTAACGAAAGTTGTGAAACTTACGTCTGCAAACTTTGCTACTGGTAACGTAGACGCCCTTCTAGCAGTTCTTCCTGCTGATGCAACCATCATTGAACTTGATCTTTGGGTTAAGACACAACTAGCTGGTAACAGTATTTCTGCTGCTACTTTGAGTCTGGGTTCTTCATCTGGTGGTACACAATTTGTTAATGCTTCTGCATTGGCATTTGGTACGGCAGGAACATTCAGTGTTATGCCTGCTGTCACAGGTATTTTTCAGAACTATAATGTACCCTATGGTACAGATATTCAAATCTATGGACGTGGTTCTGCTACAACTGGTACTCCCACTTCTGGAGAAATGTATCTGGTAGTTAAGTACATTCGATAACGTTGTTCCAAAAGGAACGTTTAAGAGGGGCTTTCTTGAAAAGGATGGCCCCTTTTTTTCTAAGGAAATATAATGGCAGGTACTGCACAATCAAGTGGTTTAAAGACCGCAGGAACATATCAAATATTCGTTGGTCGTGGAGTTATCTCTGCTGTTCACGCTATCAGTGACGGTACTAACGTTGCTACAGTTACTATTTATGACAATGCTGCTGGAGATAGTTCTGGTAATGTTTTAGCCAAAGTAAATGGTTCTGTGACCACTGGGTCTAATGGAGCTTATTTTACTACTCCTGTTCGTTGTGATATTGGTTGCACAATGATTGTAGCTGGCACAGGAACACCACAAGGTATAGTACATTTCGGAGCATAATATGTCTAATGTAACACGAACCCCCCCACAAAATCTAACAATCAAGAGTACATTTGTTAATGCCGCTTCTCTTGGTTCTAATACTATTCTTTCTGCTGCTCCGGGTATGTCTATCCGTGTTATTGATGTAGCAGTAGTAAGTACTCTAGCAAATAATGTTAAATTCCAGTCGGCTGCTAACGATATTTCTGCCCTGTTCCCTCTAGGTGCTAATGGTGGATTGGTACTACCATTTAATGAACATGGATGGTTCCAAACAAATATAGGAGAGGCACTTAACGTTAATTTAAGTGTTGCTACTCCCACTGGTGTTCATATTAACTACATCATATTGTAATGTCTATTTTAACATCAATTAAATCTCTATTTTCTAAACCTATCCCAGTTGTGGATAATACTCCTGTACTTGAAGTTATATTGCCTCCAAAAGGATGGCGTACTGGTATGTGGGTTGTGGATAATGGTAATGTAGGTATTCTCTGTTCCATTGGTTCTGTTTGTGAGGTTCACTATGTTGACACAGTATCAGGTGAAACTATTTACTCAGAAGGCCGACCATTGGGTTCTTTGCGTCAATGTAAATATATAGAGATTCCAGAGTGCCGTAGAGGACTTACACAAGAACAGGCGGAGGTATTAGGTTATGGCTCTTAATGTACCTGACGTAGGTGAAAATCTAATTCTAGAAATGCTGACTAATAAAACAGCAGCACAGAATCTAGTAATTAAACTTTACCAAAATAATATTACCCCATCTGATACCGATATTGCAAGTACTTATACAGAGGCAACTTTTACTGGATATGCTAGTATAACCCTTACGGGCGCTTCTTGGAATGCTGCTTCAGCAGGTAATATCACATATAGTGCTCAACAAACATTTACTTCTAGTGGGACAGTTAATAACTCTATTTATGGTTATTATATTGTACAAGCATCTAGTGGTGTACTTGTATGGAGTGAACGTGATGCTTCCGCTCCTTTTACCATTGCCAACATAGGTGATGCACTTAAGATAACCCCAACAATATCGGCAAACTAATATGGCAAGTTATGTAGCTCTTTATGATGCAGCTGGCATCCCACAACTAGATAAACAAATTCAAATTGCTTTGGTTATTAAAGCAAATGTTTTATCTAAAACTACTACTCCAACAACTACTCAGAAGACTTTTATTGTGGAAGCTTTAAGTAATCCAACAGCTTATTTAACTATTATTCGTAATTATATTTTTGCTGAGTATAATACAGCAGCAGTTTCAGCACTCACTACAGCAACTGATCTACAAGTTCAAACAGCAGTTAATATGGCTGTAGATACTATTCTAGGAATATAAAATGGCAGCAAGTAAAACAGCTAGGACGCTAGGTGCATCAGCTTCTCTTGCTGCTACTGCTTCTAGAAACGAAACAGAATGGAATCTTAGTGCAGCTTATGGAGGCATTGCTTCTGTAAAGTTATCTCTTTCTGGTAGTGCTCCAACAACTGTCCCAGTAATTAAGTTTTATACTGGTGAATCTATAGGAACAAAACGATTGTTTTATACTGTAAGTGGTTCAACAACTACTGGAGATTACCCATTAGATTTTAATTGTGTTATTCCACCTAGTGCTATGTTTGTTAATATTACTATTACAAATGGAGCAACAAATGCAATAACAGTTGAATCTTTTGGACAAGAGTTAACAACTATATAACATGACTCGGTATACCCAACCACAATTCGGTGGATTACAAATTGATCCAACCTATGTTCCTATTTGGGCGGTGATTGGAAGTAATTCTGATTTAATAAATAACACATTACCAACAAAATCTGGAATATCTAGAGTAGTCGGACAAGAGGGTGTAGCGACACAACTTAGTGCTTCTGGTGGAACAACTAATTATGTACAATATAAATCTGGTGTAACTCTTAATAATCCTTTTTCTTTAGTTATACGGGCAATACGAGTTGCTAATGGTTCAGCAAATTCTGATGCAATTTGGAATACAAATAGTACTGATACAACAAATAATTCACTTTCGTTGAAGATAGTCAGTGGCTCTAATGGCGTTACTCCAAACACGCCATTTGCCACTCTTAGAAACGGTGCAGGAACACAGTTTCAGGCTATTAATCTTAGTACAGGTCCAGCATTATCTAGTATAAAATATCAAACAATTATAGTTAACCATGATGGGTCAACCCTTACTGTTTGGTTAGATGGTATACAAATTGCCTCTATAGCTGCTTCTGGACAGTATCCCGGATTAATGGGTCAACCTATACGACTGGGTACTCAAGGTAATGAATCTAAGTGTGCACCTGTAAATGTGACCTTTGGTGCCTTACTCGGTAGATCACTTTCTATTACAGAAATAACAAAAATAAGTGCATCACCTTATCAACTAATACTTGATGAGGATATTAGCTGGCTTAAAGCATCTACAGGGGGTACAACTTATATATTATCTCCAGGTGGAACTGTTACATTTACTGGAACAGCTACCTATAATAGACAAAAAGTTTATACGTTAGTTCCATCAGGAACTGTTATATTTTCAGGTGCAGCAGCCTTTGCTAGAAATAAAGTATATACATTAACTCCATCAGGTACTGTTAATTTCTCAGGAACATCTCCATTTTCTCAAGGGGGTATATTAACTCCTGGAGGAACCATAACGTTTTTTGGAAGTAGTTTAGTACTAAAAACTAGAGCTTTTACAGCCGAAGGAAATGTGCAATTTTCTGGAGGGTCTTCTTTAATTAAAACTAAGACCATTATAGCAGGGGGATTTGTGGTGTTTACAGGTACTGCTAATATTATTAATCCAGCAACGGTTGGAACAGTAACAACATATCGTACCTTAACTGGAATGGGTTTATAATGCAAAATTGGCTTAAACTTGGTGACTACAATGTCATTTGTGATAGCTGTGGTAGAAAGTTTAAAGCCTCTACCATGCGTAAAAGTTGGACAGGGCTTTTGGTTTGTGCAGACGACTATGAACCAAAACATCCTCAACTCAGTCTCAAAGTACATGGAGATAAACAAACTGTACCAATTCCACGTCCTGATGCTACAGTAGATACATTTATTAACGTATGTACATATAAAGGACTTTCATCTATATCAGGATATGCAGTAGCTGGATGTATGATTTCTGGTAAACTTTATTTAGGGACTTTAACATAATGGCAAGTACAACTTTTGTCGATCAGGTAACTCCTGTACCAGCATCTTGGCTTAATGATGTAAATAATGCTGTATATAATGGTATTATTGGTGCTCAAACTATTTCATACAGTGATACTGGTATTGCCGGTACATATGCTTCAACTGTAGCTGGATATAGTCAAGTAATTATTCAGAATAAATCTGCTGCTACTAATGCATCTGCAAATATAAATATATCTAATAATTCTGGAACAGCTACAACTAACTTTATAGAGATGGGGATTAATTCCTCTACTTTCACAGGAACTGGTAGTTTTAACCAAGCAGGAAATAGTTATGTAGCTTCTAGTTCTACTGATTTAGTCATTGGTACTTATGCTGCTAAACCTATTAGGTTTGTTTATAATAATAGTGCTACAGCCTCTGTAACCATTGATTCAAACGGTCTAAATTCCTCTACGTTTAATTCTGGTTTCCTATATGGGAATAGGGTGATTAATGGTGCGATGGAAATTGACCAAGTTAATGGTGGTTCAGCTATTACTCCAACAGCAAACGCATATCTCACTGATATGTTTGGTAATGTAATTAGCCAAGCGTCAAAACTCACATACCAGCAAGTTACTGATGCTCCAGCAGGTTTGCTAAAGAGTTTGAAAATCACAGTAGCTGCTCAATATACACCCATCGCTACAGATCAGTTTACACTACTCACAGCCGTTGAGGGCAAAGATGTTATTGACTTTAAATTCGGCACATCTGGAGCGGCAACAATTACTTTGAGTAATCAGATTAAAGGTTCGATAGCAGGCACATATACAGTTTCTATCCGCAACGCCGCTGCTAATCGTTCATATGTAGGTATTGTTTCAGTTACTACTTCATGGACTCCAGTACAAATCACTTTGATAGGTGACCTTTCTGGAATATGGCTCACTGATAATACCATTGGAATGTCCATAGCTTGGGACTTAGGCTCTGGTTCCAACTATAACACAACAGCAGGCTTATGGCAAGCTGGTAATTTCACCCGAACCTCTGGCTCAGTGACTTTTGTCAACCAAGTAGTAGGCTCAACACTTAATATCACAGGTGTTGATTGCAGACTTGGTTCTATTACCCCTACAGTATTTGAGCGTAGGTCAAATGAGTTACAACTATGTCAAAGATATTTTGTTAAAACCTTTCAACAGTCTACTGCTCCTGCCCAAAATTCAGGTACTGCGGGCGCTTTGTACGCTGTTGCAATGGTAACCAATTTACCTGTTACTGTTACTTGGAGTTTTCCAGTAACTATGCGTGTGCCTGTGCCCACTTTAACTACATTTAATGTCTCTGCTGCTAATGCAAATTGGAGTGCAAATCCATCTTCTCCTATAGTAGTTATAGCTAATATATCAGATGCATCTGCTACTATATCTAGTACTGGAGCAAATACAACAGCAGGTAATGGATACTATATTCAAGCAACTGCATCAGCACGGCTTTTTTAATGAATGATTTAATTAAGTATCTATCAGAGTCTCTCTTATTCATTTCTAATCCAAAGAAGTATTGGTATTATGCTCCCAAGGCAATTGCTGCCTACTTCTCAGATAGATATGCTGCTAATTATGTATTTAACCATATAGCTGGACGTAAACCCCAAAATGGGGAGAAAACTATAAGTGACATGTTAGAAAATTTGTGTTGTGAGACAGACCATCCAGATCATAAATTCTTTTGGGAAATGTCCCTAATGATTAATCGAAGGTGCCCTACTAATGATCATATTAAAGTTGTTATCTAGACTATTAGAGAATATCAGTTCGGTCTTTGAAGGAATCTATGTTATTCTACAATGTTGGTTATTTGGTTTAGTTTTGGGAATTGGTTATACAGTACATGAATGGTATGATTCATGGAGTGTTCCTCTAGTACCTAAGTATAAGGATGCTCTATGACACAACATGATTCAACCGTAGGAGATCAAGGATTGAAGCTACTAACTGTATGGGCGGCTGTTGGCATCACCTCTTGGTCAGATGCCGCTGCTTTTCTTGCTTCTATCTACTCTGCCTTACTTATAGGTGAATGGGTTTATAAGAAGTTTTTTAAAAAGAAAGTATAACATGACATTAATCTCAGACCCTACCTCTGCTCTAATTGATTTAGGGCATGGTATTATTGATAAGATATGGCCTGATCCTGTAGAAGCCGCTAAAGCTAAACTAGCACTTGCTCAAGCTGAACAAGCTGGACAATTGGATGAATTAAAAACTTCTTTATCTGTTATGCTTGCAGAAGCTAATAGTCAAGATAAATGGACTTCACGTGCTCGTCCTAGTTTTCTATATGTAGTTTATGTTATGCTGCTATGGGGACTACCTATGGGGTTAGTTTCTGCATGGAAACCTGAAGTAGCTCTTGCAGTTGCAGTAGGATTTAAAGCATGGCTTTCTGCCATTCCTGATTCATTATATCTAATGTTTGGCACAGTTATGACAGGTTATGGTATTCAGCGTACTGTTGAGAAAGTTAAAGGAAAAGCATAATGGCTACATCAGGAAGTACCACTTGGTCACTAACTCGTGACTCTATTATCTATGCTGCATTGAGAAAGATTGGTACAGCCGATCTTGCTGGTAACCAAGTTACTTCTAATACAACCTATGCAGCAGAGGCATTGAATGCCATGCTAAAGGGGTTTCAAGTAGATGGTATGCCTATATGGGCTATTAAAGAATACACGTTTACTATGGTTGCTGGAACTAATACTTATAACATTGGTATAGGACAAACACTAGCTACACCAATGCCATTGAAAGTTATTCAGGCATACAGGATAGAAAATACTGGAGCAATGAACATTCCTTTGAATGTGTATAACCATTATGATTATAACTTGCTTCCACAGAATGCTACCTCTGGAGAACCTGTTAATATCTTTTATCAGCCTTTAAGTACCTACGGTGTAATTGAACTGTGGCCCACTCCTGCTGATTCTAATACAACAATTACTCTGGTCTATCAACGCCCCTTTGAAGACATGAATTCCAGTTCTGATAACCTAGACTTTCCATCTTATTGGACAGAGGCTGTTATCTTTGGTTTGGCATGGCGTTTGTCTTATGAGTATGGTACTCCTATTATGGATAGACAGGAACTACAAAAAGCTGCTGAATTTTTCCATACACAGGCACTTTCCTTTGGTACTGAGGAAGGCAGTTTGTTCTTCCAACCAGATGATACCTTTAGGAATAAATAATGCCTTATCAGAAAAACCCTGCATATAATACAAATAGTACACAAAGGTTTAATCTTAATTTTGACATTGAGGATACGTTCTCATATAGAACTACTGGATATGCAGTTCCAGATGCTTATATTGAGAACGCTATCGTAGAG